AGAGGATTATGGGTTCGTGTTTGTGGTGTCAGGAGGAGGCTGTGTTTATGCAAAAGATAAGGTAAGTGGAAGTTTTAGTGGTTGTGATTATATGTGGATGGATCATGGAGTATGTGCTACTGGTCCAGATGGTACAGCGTTTGAAATATGGGGAAAAGACAAGATAGAACAATTGAAGGTTTAGGAGGAAAATATGAATAAGGAAGAACTGCAGAAATATTTGAATACTGATGAGGGAAAAAGCTGGTTCCATAGTTTTGTAAGTGGACTTGGATACAAATCTCCTGAAGAAGTGGAGAAAGAAAAAGAAGGGATTGCTTCAAAAAACCGAGAGGTAATTGAACAGAATAAGAAGCTGAAAGAACAGTTTGAAGCAGTACAGAGTAAAACAGAGACATTGGACAAAGTGAAAGATTTGTTCAATGATTATGAAGTTGCTGTTGACGATGAGGGAAATCTGGATTATGATGGTATTGAAAAGGCTCTTTCGAAGCTAAAGAGTACTGGAAATGCAGATCCTTCTAAGATAGAGGAAATGCAGCGTCAATTGAAGCGAGCCCAACGGGACGTGGAGCAACAGAAGAAGGAAGTAACTGGTCGAGATAATCGACTTCAGGAACTTCAACAGCAGATTGAAAAAGATCAATCTGAAATTCAAAGGTTGTTAGTTGACGGTGCTTTCAAAGAAGCTCTGCAAAACCATAATTATAATAGCTTTGTTGTGTCGAATATCCTACCTGCCCTACGGGCAAAAAGCAACGCACAATTACAATTCAATGAAGAGAAGGGCCAATATGAGGCTATTACGGATGATGGTCGAGCTATTCATGAATGGATCGATATGTGGAAGGATACCGAAGAAGGTAAAGCTCTACGAATGAGTCCAGTTAATAGCGGTGGTGGTAGCAGAGGATCTGGTAGTGGAACTGGGGGTCAAAAGTCATTCAAGGAAATGACAGCTCAAGAGAGACTCCAGTTGTACAAAGAGAATCCTGATCTGTACCGCAAGATGAAAAACCAATCTTAGGGAGGATTGAATCATGGCTGTAAATACAATTTCTGATATTGTTATACCTGAAGTATATAACGATTATTTTTTGGAGAACTCTATATACAAGTCTGCTCTGTGGAGAGCTGGTATTGTAGCGAGTGATCCTCGTATGAATGGACTTTTGCAGGGTGGAGCTGAGGTGTTTAACCTTCCATTCTGGAAATCGAATGATGTAGTTGGAGCAGATGCGGCTCCTGTAGATGAAGACACTACTCTGACTCCTGCTGCAATCGGAACTGGTCAGATGGTAGCTCGTCGGCATTTCCGTGAGAAGGCTTTTGGTCAGAATGACGTGGCTGCTGTTCTTGCTGGAGAGGCTCCGGTTGATCAGATGATCGACCTTACTGAACGGTTCTGGAATCGGAATTACCAGGCTATTTTGTTTAATTCCATTCGTGGTGTTATTGATGACAACGATTCCAATGATTCTGATGATATGATTAATGATATTACAGGAGATACTGATGACACGATCAACTCTGGTGCTGTAATTGATACCATATCTCTCTTTGGCGATGCAGATGAAGATCTCACTGCATTGGGTATGCACTCGATTCCGTATAATAACCTCCGGAAAGACAACCTGATTGACTTTACTCCGGACAATGCACAGAACATCGGTTGGGGAACTTACCTTGGTAAGTCTGTAATCGTTGATGATTCTCTGCTTATATCTGGTCCTGAGTATTGGACGGTTCTGTTTAAGCCGGAACCCGAACTACTCTGGTGGTCAGAGTGTGTACTACACTCGTCGTGTGTTTCTTATCCACCCTTTTGGTTTTGCTTGGAGCGATGATGGATCCCCTGGTGCGGATTTCCCGACAGATGCAGAACTTCGGGATGGTGGAAACTGGGATCGTGTGGTATCGGACGTGAAGAATGTAGGGTTTGCCGTTCTCAAGAGTAACGGTTAAGGAGAAAGTATGGCTGCTGAGTTAGATACCTCCCGAATAGCAAATGAGAAGCAGAGAAAAATAGCTTACCGCCTCTTCTCTATGGAGGAGAAGGCGGTAAACCTTGAAGCGAGCTTTCGGGATATTGTTTCGAGGATTGAGGCAATTGAAAAGAAGGTTGGTATAAACATTGCCGACAATAGAGCTGATCTTGAAGGGTATGAAGGGGAGGAGGATACTATACCAATGCTCAGGGAGCAGTTGGATAAGTTGGGAGTAAAGTACCATAATGCCCACAAAGAAAAAAAGCTTCGAGAATTGCTTAATGAGGCCCTAATGGGTAAAGGAGAAGAGAATGCCAAAACTGAGTAAAGGTAAATCTCATGCACTTGGAATAAGTTTCCCTGTGCTTAAAGCTATTGAAATAGATATTGAAGCTGATGCTACTGGTGGAAAAGATATCAGTATGCCTGAAGCTGGAGAGATTCTGGACGTGATTGTTCAGGCTCGTGCTACAAATACTTCTGGAACTGCAAAGCTCACTGATGGAACAAATGACATAACAGATGCAATTGATATGGAGACTGATACGGCTATTGCTCGTGCAGGGACTATAGATGATGGTTACAGTAAGCTCTCAAAAGGAGATACTTTGTTAGTTGTTTCTAATGGTGCTAATGATCGTGGTAAGGTAACTGTTCTTTACATAGTTCGATAAGTAAAGAACAGAGTGTTTCATAGGAGTAGTATATGGCAGTTCAGTTTGAAGTAGAGGATGGGTCCGGAAAAAGTGATTCCACTTCCTATGTGTCTGTAGAGGATATGAAGCAGTATTGGGAAAATATGGGTTATGACTATTTGGACTTGTCCGATGAACAAATAGAAATCCTTCTCAATAAGGCTACAAAAATACTGGATGGAATGTTGGCTTCAAAATGGCCCGGGGTTCGAAAAGTAAGAACCCAGGCCCTTCAATGGCCGAGAACAGGAGCTTTGTATCCAGATGGGTATAGGGTTCTTTCTGATAAAGTTCCCAAGGAAATTGAAGAAGCTATAATGGAGTTTGCTTATGTTATAAGCTCTGGTGTGGATGTGGCTCCTGTAGATACAGATCCTGGAAAGATAAAAAGTGAGTCTGTAAGTGTGGCTGGAGCTGTTTCTGAAAATAAGACTTACAGAGAAGGGGCTGGAAGGTCACACGTCTATATGCCTTTGGTAATGGATGCTCTTCGTCCTCTTCTTGGACACATAGGTAACTATGGTGGACTGAATCTGGTGAGGGTGTGACATGAGCTATGACTATACTCCGATGAAGGAAAAAGCAGAAGAGTTAATAGGAAGGTTTGGAACATTTATACAGATAGAGAGGAAGGGATCAGATGCAGATTGGACTAAGAAGTACGATCCTGCAACTATGAGGAGTTATTGGGAGGATAGTGAAAGAAACATAGTCTATGAGGCTCCAGAGGATACTGTGAGCACATGGGACGGTAAAGCTGTATTGTCTAACTGGCCTAAGACTATGCTTGATAATAGAGTAGTGGAAACTTCTGATATACGGATGATCGTGGTGTCCGATGTCGAAGTTAAGTCGGGGGATTTAATTATTACGGCTTCTGGAAGGTCTCTTAATGTAGTTCCTCCTACAAGGTTGATAAGTCCGAATGGTAAAGACTTAATTGTTCAAGAGGTGAACAGTCGTGAGTAGGTTTACGATAAATATGGCAAAGTTCAACGTCCAGACTCTTGAGCAAGCTGATATGATTCGAAGGAAAATTATCCTTGAGGTATTGAGAGGAGTAGTTAAAAGGACTCCTGTAGATTCAGGAAGGGCTCGTGGAAATTGGCAAGCCTCTATAAGTAAGCCTATTTCAAGAGAAGTTGATAGGAAAGATAAAACTGGAAGTTCTACAGTTTCTGAAGAATCAGGAACGGTTCAAAGTTCTTCTCCAGATGATACTTTGTATCTGACAAATAATGTTCCGTATATTTTGATTCTTGAAGATGGTAGATCTAATCAGGCTCCGAATGGGATGTTGAAGGTTACACTTGCTCAGTTTCCATATATTGTGAAGGAAAGTGAGAGGAGGACTAATTTTGCTTAGTTCAAAAGATTGGCAAAATATAGAAGGTGCTCTTAATGAAAAGCTGATCAATACGATTACTGAGTATCCTGTAATATTAGAAAATCAAGGAAGTTCTGGTGGAGGGCCAGTAGAGGCTGATGGACTTCATGTCGAAGCTTGGTTTATGCCAGCTTCTTCAGAAACCATTGAAGTTTTTGAGGAAGGAAAAGAAAGGGCTGTTGGAGTCTACTTTGTTAAAGTAAGGGGTCCACGGTTTGTAGGAAAGTATAATGTAAATCAGATTGCAAATGATGTGATGTTAGCTTATAAGAGAGGAACTGTGATGACTCTTGATGGGGTTAGTGTCAGAGTAACAAAGGTTTATCCAGGATCTGCTACAATTGAAGGTGGTTTCTTTGTTTTGCCTGTTACAATAGAATGGCAAGCTGATTTATAAGGAGGGAATATGTCTAGTGCATCGAAAGTAAAATTACTGTATATAAAAGAGGAAGTGTTTGGAGAAACACCCGCTTCTCCTGATATGAAGTCTATTCCGTTTAATACCGGAGATGCCTTCTCTAATTCGAGGGATGCTTTGACATCTGCTCAGGTGCAGTCTACAAGAAAGCCGAGAAAGACAAGGCTAGGAACGAATAATCCCAGTAAGACTCATTCGTTTGAGCTTCAGTATCTTATGTTTGATGATCTTTTGTCTGGAGGGTTCGGAGAACCTTGGATTGGAGGAATAGATGTAACAGATACTGTTACTGTAGCCAGTTCCACAATTACTCTCGACTCTGGTAGTTGGGATGATTATAACGGAGTTGAAGAGGGAGCTTTTCTTCTTTTCGATGACGATGGAGCCTTGATTGTTCTTGAAGTGGATTCTATTTCTGGAACTTCAAATGAAATTCTGAATGTGCTTGATCTTGGAGGAGCTGATCCAACTCTTACAGTTGCTTCTGCGTCAGAGAAAACAATGATCTTTGGATTTGTTGGAGTGGGTCTGTCTTGTGATGAAACTGATGATGTTACTTTTAGTGCCATAAATAAGACAGTTACTTTAGCTGCTGGGTTTGATACATGGGCTACTCTGGAATTTAAGGTAGGAGACAATGTATGGTTTGATTCTACTTCTAATGAAGGGTGGTTTAAGATAGACTCTCTTGATGGAAGAGAAGCTACTCTTACCACAGCTCCTGTTGATGAGACAGTGGATACTGGAACGTTGTCAATTTTTACAGATGCTGGGGTAATCAGTAATGGAAATGAGATTCCAAGTTTTACGTTTGAGGAACAGTTTCTTGATCATAATGATGATGAAGGAGCTTTCAGACCGATTCGTGGAACACGGATAGATCAGGTTGCTTTTTCTGTTGAAACATCTTCAATGATAGGTGTTACTCTGAATCTTGAAGGAGCAGAAATAGAAGATTTTGCAGAATCTTCAATAGCAAATTCTGAAACAGATTATACAAATAGGGATGCCTTTGATTCCTTTACTGGTAGTTTGTGGATGGATGGATCTGAGATTCCACTTTCTGGATTTGATTTGACAATCAACAATCAGAACAATAGAAACTTTGCTTTGTTTGAGAGGAATGCTTATGATATGACTGTAGGAGTTCCTGAAATGTCCGGAACAGTTAATGCGTTTTTCAATGATACGGTAAATGCTTCTAAGTTCTTTGATGAAACTGAATTTCAGATTCAGATTCGGATGGAAGATCCTGATGGAAATAGCTATACACTGTCGATTGATAGTGCAAAGTATACTGGGAATACTATTTCAATAGGAGACATTGACGTAACAGAGAGCCTTCCGTTCAATGTTGAGCCTGTAGATAGTGGTTCTGAAATAGAGTTTAGAAGGCAGGTTAAGGAAAGGAGTTAAGAGTGGATCGTTCTAAGTTTGTAGCAAAAGAGACAAGGGATCTTGTGATTTGTTATCCGAATGGAGCCGAGTCAGACTTCGTGGTTAAACTGCGGAGTCTTGATTCGAAAGAGCCTAGACAGATTCTTAAGAAATGGGATAGGATAGCATCTAAGGCTAAGAAGGGAAGATTGGACTTTGATCAAAAGGAAGAGGCTTCCATTGAACTTTTGGCCTCTTGTATTGATGATTGGAAAGGTCTTGAGGAAGAAGGAAAAGCTGTAGAATGTACTCAAGAAGAAAAGGTGAAGTTACTCAAAGATAAGGAGACACGTTTTGTCCGAGAACAGATTGATGAAGCTGTTGGGGACGTGTCAAGTTTTTTAGAAATGAGCGATCAACCCTTGAAGAGTACTTAGAATGGAAGGTTGATCTTGATTATCCGAGAAAGAGTGGAAGGAAAAGGGATCATTTACAGCATATTGCTGATTCAACTGATGTTTTTCCTGAAGCTCTTGTAGCGCCGGAAGTTCCAGAATCTTATGAAGATACACTTGATTTGTATTGGGAAATTAGAACTGGGGAGGTTTTGACATATTCTGAGATTTATTCCTATGTCCGGTTGACTGGAAATAAGATTAGTCCATTTGAGGTTAGAAAGTTGAGAGAAATAGATAATCTTGTCTCTAAGTATTTAGAAAAGATCCGGAAAGAAGAGGCTAAGGATGGCAACAGAAAGAGCACAACTGGTAATAGAGTACGAAACAAAGGGAATAGATCAATCCAACCGTAAGCTAAAAGGAACTGAAACTCAAGCTCGTAAAACTGAAACTGCTACTGATAGATTGGGGAGTTCTGCGGATAAAACCGGAAAGTCTGTGTCTACTCTTGGAGTTCGTGCTCAAAAAGCTTCTCAATTGATGGGATCTATTGGAAAAAAGATGTCTATGTTTGTTACAGCTCCTATTGTTGGACTTGGAATAGCTGCTGTAAAAACAGCTGGTGATTTTGAATCTTCTATGAATCGGGTATCTGCTGTTTCAGGAGCTACTGAAGAACAAATGGAAGCGTTAACATCTCAAGCAAGAGAACTTGGAGCTACTACTCAGTTCTCTGCTCAAGAAGCGGCCGAAGGTATGGGATTTCTTGCTATGGCTGGTTTTGAAGTAGATGAAATACTGGATTCTATGAGTGACACTTTGAACCTTGCAGCAGCTGCACAGATGGAATTAGGAGATGCTGCAGATATCGTTTCAAATATTATGAAAGGTTTTGGACTAGAAGCTGATGATCTTGCTAATGCAACAGATGTACTTACAAAAACGTTCACTTCCTCAAATACGAACCTACATCAGTTAGGGGAAGGAATGTCATATGTTGCTCCTGTTGCTAAAGGGCTTGGATTTTCTATAGAAGAAACTGCAGCTTCTATAGGAGTACTTAGTGATGCTGGTATTCAAGGAAGTAGAGCAGGAACAGGACTTAGAATGATATTTGCAAAGTTAGTTGAAAAATCTGATCAGTTAGGAATCTCCATAAGAGATGCTTCTGGTGAAATGCTTCCATTTGCAGATATTATAGAACAGCTTGAGGAAAGAGGACTAAGTGCTGAAGAAGCTATGGAGCACTTTGGAGAAAGAGCAGGACCAGCTATGCAGGTTATCATGGAAAACGGTTCTGAAAGTTTAAGAGAATTTACTGGAGAGCTTAAAAATGCACAGGGAGTTACTGATGAAATAGCTAAAAAACAGATGGAAGGCTTTAATGGAAAGATGAAAGAGTTTAAGTCTGTTGCTAAGGATGGGGCTATTATACTTGGAAATGTAATAATTCCAAAGCTTACCGAGTTCGTTGAAAAAATAAAATCTGGAATAGAGTGGTTTACAGGTTTGAATGAGGGAACTCAGAAAACTATTGTGTTTTTTGCTGGATTGGTTGCAGCAGTAGGTCCTGTTCTCATTGGATTAGGAGCTATAACGGAAGCAATAATAGTTTTGAACTCTGCTGCTTTATTTGGTCCGATTGGAATAATAGTGGGGATTGGAGCTGTGATTGTTGGTTTTGCAAAATTAAAAAAGCATTTGGATAGTAAACATGTAGAACGATTGAAAGATGAATATTCAAAGCTTGCTGAGGAGATAAGCGGTACTGAAGAAGTGACAGAGGACTTCTTGAAACGGATGGAAGGAGTTGAACTGGCTCTTTCTAGAAATTTTCATGCTAACTTTGAAAGTGCAAATGACCAGGTTACACAGCTTGCTAAAAATACAGGGCTTACAAAGCTTCAAATAATTGATGTCGGTCTTGCTTCTAATGATGTTACAGATACTATGAAAGAACAGTTAGGAGTTCTCAAAGAGCAGGAAGAACAGAATGAAGCTATGAGAGCCTATCGTTTGGGACAGATTGAAGCTTCTAAAGTAACTTTAGAAATCATGAAAAAACGGGCTGAAGAAGAGAAAAAAGTAACGAAAGAGATGGAAAAGCAATTAACCATTAAGGATGAAATGAGTACGATTCTGGACTGGGAAGCTGAAAAAACCAAAGAGGCTGTAGGGTGGAATGATCGTCTGGTTGACCTTGGAAGAGCTTCTGCTAATTTGAAATCAAAAGAAGGACGGACTATAGAACAGTATAATAAAAACCTTAAAAGTATCCTCGGATATGCAGAAGAAGAACTTGGTCTCAATAAATCCAAAGAAAATATAATGAATAATATAGAAAAAGTTCAGGATATGATAGGAGCTCAAAGTAGAATAGTAGCTAATGCTGATAAGGATAGCAAAGAGGATGCTAGCAAAAGACTTGGGTTTCTTGAAGAAGCTTTGCGTGTTTTGCAGGAAATGGCATCTACAACGTCCTTTGAAAAAGAGATTATAGAGGATCCTGATATAATGAAAGAAGCTAATCAGGAGATGATGGAACAAGTAGCTATGATAGAAAGACAGGCAGAAGTTCAAAGTGCTCTTGGAAATGAGTTTGATAAGTCGAAAGCAAAATCACAAGCTTTTGATAGTATAGTAAAAGAACTTATTGAAGATTATGGAGTGTCAGCAGAAGCTATTAGAGATATGGCTGAAAAATGGGGAATGTTAAATGAAGAGGTAGAGAAGTCCTTATCATTTAAGGAAAAACTTGCAGGGTTTTTTGTAGATACCTTTAAGGCTGGAAAAGAAGAAGCTAAAGATTTTGTGGCAGCTTTGGAAGATGTAGCTATGCAGCTTGGTGAAATTGCAAAGAGAGGGTATGTGGATGCCTTTAAGGAAATGGGAGCTGCTTTTGCTGAAGGGAATAATGCAGCTTCAGCTTTTGGGGATGCTGTAGGAAAAATGCTCTGGGAGCTTATGAGGGCTCTTCCAATGATGTTTCTTAATGCAGGGCTACAGGCAATGATATCAAAAATGTGGCCTCTTGGACTTGCTCTTATAGCTATGTCTGGAATGACAGCAATTGCAGTGGGGGCTACTGAAGCAAGAGTGGAAGGGCTTCAGGAAAATGCAAAAGGAAATGTATATGATTCTGGAAATATTATTCCGTTTGCTGCTGGTGGGGTTATAAATAAACCTACAGTATTTCCGTTTGCCGGTGGTACTGGATTGATGGGAGAAGACGGTCCAGAGGCTATATTGCCACTCCATCGTGATAGTAGTGGTGAATTAGGAGTAAAATCAGGAGGCGGTGGAGGAGAAGTCAATATAACTATTATCAATAATAGTGGGGAAGAGGTTCGTCAGGAGGAAAAGGAAAATCAGTTTGGTGGTAAGGATATAGAGATTATGATTGGAAATATTCAGAAGAAAAAACTATCTGATGGTTCAATGGATCATGTAATGAAAAATAGGTATGGGCTTAAGCCGAGGGGGAAAGCAGTATGATAACATGGCCCTCTTCACTTCCACAAAAAGTAGATGCAGATAAATATAAGGAAGCAATTCAGGATAACAGACTTAGGAGTGATCCAGATATGGGGCCTCCTAAAATGAGGCCCCGTTTTTCTGCTGTCATAGAAACGTTTTCTATTGAGATGAATCTTACAAGGGATCAATCAGATGATTTTATAACGTTTTATAAAAGTACTACTTCTTTTGGAACAAAAGAGTTTCAATGGACTCATCCAAGGACTGAAGCTACAGTTATGATGAGATTTGCAGAACCTTATAGTCTTGTAAGAGTTTATCATTATGTGAAGGTTGCTTTTACTCTGGAGGTTCTTCCATGAACAATGTAGCAAGAGGGGCTATATATGCTCAACAGACTGGAGAAGTTTTTGTTCCTCTGTTAACTATATCTCACTCTTCAATTGATACGATAAGAATTGTTGGAGATAACCAGGGAATTACAGTTGATGGAAATTGGTATGATCCTTTTCCGTTTGAATATGAACTTCCATCTAATGAAAGTGGAATGGTTGAGAGTTTAATAGTAAAAGTGGTTAATGTTTCAAGAGAAATAGTATCTTTGATTCGATCTGTTAATACAAAGCCTTCTGCTACATTTAGATTGATAATGAGGAGTGATCCCACAGTAAATCTTGGAAAAGATTATGAGATGGATATAAGAGCAGCTTCATGGGATGCTCTTATGATAGAGTTGACTCTTAGTAGGAGTAAGAACTTAAGTGTCAATTTTCCTAGAACAGATTTTAAGTTTACTCCTGTTAATTATCCGGGGTTGTTTTAATGAATTGGAGTACTGAGTATATCGGAATACCGTTTATTCCAAATGGGCGTTCTAAAGAGGGGGCTGATTGCTGGGGATTAGTAAAGATGGTAATGATTGAGGTTTTTGGAATAAATCTTCCGGACTTTGTAGACCATGATTTTAATAAGGAAGTGAATGCATCGGTCATAGAAGATAATAAAGCTTTGGTAGGAGCTGAAAGAGTAGATGATAGAGAAGATGGAAGGCTTGTTCTTATGTATAATATGGGATTCCCTTCTCATATAGGAATTGTTGTAAAGGGGCACGGAGTTCTCCATATGGAAAGGAAAATGGGATCTGTATTAAATAAATGGAACAAGTTAAGATATGAGGTAGAAGGAATATATGATGTTAGTCAAATATAGATACAACCCATTTAAGACCTATGGAGACACGGTAGATGTAACTGGAAAGACGTTTGGAGAAATGATCTCTGATGGTCTGCCTTATAGTAACTTTCCAAATACCAGGATTCTCAGGAATGGTGAGGTTGTCCCTGAATCTGAATATGCTAAAAAGCCCGAAGAAAATGATGTAATAATAGTTCAGTATCTTCCCCAAGATCCTGTTACGTTGTTGATTACGATAGGGGTGATTCTTGCTATAAGTGCTATAGTTACAGCTGCAGTTGCTTTTAATTGGTTTGGTGTAGGAGACTGGTTAGCTAATAAAGTTGCTAAGTGGCTTGGATTAGATAAAGAATGGGAAGATCCTGGACAGTCTCAAAGACTTCCATCTGTTCGTGGTGGAAAGAATAGAATGAATAGTTGGGGAACTCCAAATATCATATTTGGAACCCATTATGTTGTTCCTCATATAGCTGCAAAGCCGTATTCAGAAACAGTTGGAAATGATCAATATTTAAGGGGCCTTCTCACAGTTGGACAAGGAGATTTAACTATTTCGAATGTCCGGATTGGTGAAACTCCTATTTCTAATTTTGAGTCTGTAACTTGGAATATTCTTCAGCCAGAATCTTCTTCTACTTTATATCCAAATGTTGTAGGGGCTGAAGAGGTTGGAGCAAAACTTAATTACAATGTATGGAATAGTAGAACTACAGACTTAGAAACTGATGAGATTATTGTAGATATAGAGTTTCCAAGAGGTTTGTTTCAAATAAACGATGATGGAAAGAAAAAAAGTTTATCTTGTAAATATATAATTCAGTACAAAAAATCTTCTGATTCAACGTGGACTACATGGATTCATAGAACTGAAACCAGGACACAAATGAAAACAGTAAGAAAGTCTTTTAGGCTTTCTGTGACAAGAGATCAATATGATGTGCAAATAAAGAGGGAAACTGCAGATCATGACGAGGCTATGAAAAAGACATCTGATTTATATTGGACTACTCTCCGTTCAGTAAAAAATGAAGATCCATTAAGTCAGAATGCAGTAGATCAGACAACTCGAATTGAATATAGAATAAAGGCAACTGATCAATTGAATGGTGTTATTGATGAAATCAATTGTGATGTTACAGCTAAAATGCCTGTATATTCTGGGACAGGTACAGGAGCTTCTGAATGGTCATCAATAGCAGAGACTTCTAATCCAGCATCTATATGTTTGAAGTTTCTAAGAGATGATGTTCTCAATGGTGAAGCTATAAGTGATACAGATATTGATTGGGAAGCTTTTGAACAATGGTATCAGTTTTGTGAAACGAAAGGATTCTATGCAAATGGAGTTCATAACACAGATAGAACTTTAGATGAGTTATTAAAGCTTATTTCTAATGCAGGAAGAGCTCTTATAGTAGAAGTTGATGGGAAAATATCAGTTGTTATTGAACAAGAACAGTCTACATATGCTGGACATTTTAATCCTCGTAATTCCTGGGGATTTTCAGCAGAACGTATTTATAAGGATTATCCTCATGCTCTTAGAATTAACTTTGTAAGTGCTGAAGCAGGATGGCAACAAGATGAGCAAATTGTCTATGATGATGGGTATAATCAGTCTACAGCCACAGATATAAAAACAATAGATATGCCATTTGTCACTGATGCTGATCAAGTTTGGAAGTTTGGAAGATTTGCATTAGCAGAAGATAGGCTCCGTCCTGAGAAGTTTGTTTTTAATACGGATATAGAAAATATCACTTGTGGAAGAGGGGATATGGTAAGATTATCCCATGATGCTCTTCTTGTAGGTTTGGGTTATGGACGGATTTCTGAAGTTGATATTGAATCAGGGTCAGTAGTTGGAGTTTATGTAGATGAACTTCTTACAATGGAAATTGGAAAAAATTATGGACTTGTTATACGAAAAGTAGATCAAACACTTTCTAAGCAGATAGTAACTAATGAAGGATCTCAAAGTTATGTAGAGTTTACTAATTCATTTGATGAAGCCAATGCTCCGGAGAGAGGGGATCTGTTTACTTTTGGTGAGTTTGGTCAAGAAACAATGGATGTAATTATTCAAGAAATAGTAGCGATGGAGGATTTAAGTGCTCAGTTTACTGTAGTTCCTGCTGCTCCGGAAATCTATAATGCGGACTCAGGAACAATTCCAGATTATAGTCCAAATGTAACGTTACCTGCAGAATTAGTTCTTACTCCTCCAGATCCAGTTATTAGTAGTATTCGTTGTGATGGTACTACTCTTAGTCTTAGCTCTGATGGGACTTTAATAAATAATATCAGAATGGCTTTTCACTCCCAGGATTCAGAGCAATTTGATTTAGATAGATATGTTATAGAGTATAGATTACTTCCGGATGAAGATCTTGGAGAAACTGAATCAGAAGGAGTAACTGAAGAAGTAGCGGCTGATTGGGAGCAATTTACTGTTGATGCTAAAGCATCAGAAGTTATTATTGAAAATGTAGAGGATCTACAGGAATATGAAATAAGAGTTCGACTTGAAGCTAATGATGGATATACTTCAGATTGGGTTTATGAAACTGTTACAGCTTATGGGAAAGCTTCTCCTCCGTCTATCGTATCCTCCATTTCAGTCTCAGTTAGAGGGACAGAAGGGATAGAAATAAAATGGAGCAGAATTGAGGATAAGGATTATAAGTATTTTATTCTGAAGGTAGGAAGCGATTGGGATACTGGAACAGAATTATTTTCTGGAGACTCTAGTTCCTTTTTGTATGAGAAAACAGTAGCAGGAACATATACGTTTCGTGTAAAGGCTGTAGACACTTCTGGGAATGAAGCATCAGATGATACTTCTGTCTCATTAACTGTAGCTGCTCCAAGTGCTGTTGAAGATTTGATTGCTCAAACTGTTGTGGGTGGAGTACATATACAATGGAATAAACCACTTAATTATGATTACCCGATTGATTACTATGAAATTAGGCGTGGAGAGGATACAGATGATTGGGCTGCTTCTGTTCATTACGCAGAGGCTGACTCTACTGATATTACAATTCAGGAGACTGATTTTGATGAACATTCGTATTGGATAGCAGCCATTGATGAGGCAGGAAATGAAGGAACTCCAAGTTCAGTGAATGAATCTGTTCTTAAACTTCCAAGCGGTGGGACTTCAATGACTATACTGCAGCCTACAATAGAAGAGGTTTCTGAGTTCCTTGGTTCCTTGAATATAGCTGTAGATTCTCAATATTCGTATGTAGGTAGTTATAGAAATGAAATACAAGCTTCGGTTGATGGTTCCACATGGGGAAAGCCTGTACATAGTGGGACTGTAGGAACCTCTGGAACTTCTACTTTCTATGATGGAAACGTATTTACTCATGCAGATGTAGAGCATGATGGAACATCTGATGATCCTCAGCCGAGAACAATGTATTACAGAGTACGAAGAGTAGATACAGATGCTTCTCAGACTTCGGACTGGAGTGCTACTGAGACGGGAACAACTAGAGTAATTCAGGATTATGATATAGCTGTAGATGCTATAAAGGCATACCATATTTTTGTTGAAAATCTTCAGGCTCTTAGTGCTGATATGGGAACATTGACTGCTGGAAAAATAGAGGCTCCTACTGTTCCTGAAAATTTCAATATAGATTTGACTAATAGAACATTTAAGTTAGGAGATACAACTGGAGATAAGTATATAGAGCTTGATGGAGCAGGAGATCTAATATTCAAACTTATTACATTCAAAGTATCTTCAGTAGCTACAAATATAAGAGGTGAATTAAATATTAGTAGTTTCGGTGATGTGGATAATTTAACACAACCATTAACCTTAAAAACAG